TTCCACATCGTTTAACTTCACAAAGGTCACGCCAAACACATTTTCAAAATACACTTGGCCTAAAGGTCATCCTAAGGAAAACGAACCTATTGAGTTGCGTGACTATCAAGTAGACGTAATCAATCGTTTCTTAGAGAACCCACAATCTATTCAAGAGGTAGCAACAGGTGCAGGTAAAACAATTACTACTGCTGCTCTTAGTTATAGCGTACAGGAATATGGACGAAGTGTAGTCATCGTACCAAACAAAAGTCTTGTCACACAAACTGAAGAAGATTATATCAACGTAGGATTAGACGTAGGTGTATACTTCGGTGAGCGTAAAGAGTGGGGTAAGAAGCATACCATTTGTACCTGGCAATCGTTGAACAATCTACTGAAAGATACACAATCAGGTAAAGAAGGATTTACGATTCAAGACTTTGTTGAGGATGTAGTGTGTATCATGGTTGACGAGGTACACATGGCAAAGGCTGAAGTGTTGAAGACACTATTAACAAGTGTGTTTGCACATGTACCAATTCGTTGGGGTCTAACTGGTACTATCCCCAAAGAAAAGTTTAATGCACAGTCATTATTCGTGTCATTGGGTAATGTGATCGGCAAGTTGTCTGCCAGTGAACTACAAGATCGGGGTGTTCTAGCACAATGTCATGTGAACATTGTTCAATTGCAGGATAAGGTAGAATTTACAAATTATCAAAGTGAACTAAAGCACTTGCTGGAAGATCAAAAACGTTTAGACATGATCGCCCAACTTGTACTGAATATCAAATCATCCGGGAATACACTGATTCTTGTTGATAGAGTAAATGCAGGCAAAGAATTAATTAATAGAATTCCGGGTGCAGTGTTTGTATCTGGTAATACAAAACTAACTGAGCGTAAAGAAGAATATGATGAGGTTGCGACTAGTGATGACAAGGTTATTGTGGCGACTTACGGTGTGGCCGCTGTGGGTATTAATATCCCTCGTATTTTTAATCTGGTTCTTCTGGAACCCGGAAAAAGCTTTGTACGGGTTATACAATCAATTGGGCGTGGTATTAGAAAGGCTAAGGACAAGGACGAAGTTGTAATATGGGATATTACGTCAAGCTGTAAATTCGCTAAACGGCACCTCACTCAGAGAAAGTCATTCTACAAAGAGGCCCGATATCCCTTTACGATAGAAAAATTGGAGTATAAATGATAAATAAGTGTAGTTCGCGGGCCTAGGAAACCCCAACTACTCTAATGCTATTACGGAGCACCAGCATGAATATTTATCAAACCAACGGGTTATTTATTGAATCCGAATCGCTAGAACAATACTACAAAATAGTAACTGACGCAATCCTTCAAAAGCGAAAAAGACACAAACGGTCTTCAGTAGAATTTATCTATTATGAAAATCATCATATATTGCCTAGATCCTTGTTCCCCGAATTTGGTCTAGAAAAATGGAATCAGGTATTACTCACCGCAGACGAACATTTACTGTGCCATAAACTACTCACTTTATTTACAAGAGGTGATGCTCAAAAAGCAATGTTTAACGCATATTGGAACATGGCAACGAGGTCAAATACTAGAATGAAACGAGTAGTTTTATCACCGGACGAGTATCGCAAGTTAAGAGAAAAGATTAGTGACATTAGACACAACACTAAACGACCATGCAAAGAAACTACTAAAATTAAAATCGGAGAATCCAATAAAATTAATCATAACAACAATGATCCAGCTAAAAGAAAAAATCACAGTGACTTTATGAAGGGGGCAGAAAATCCTAGTAGAAATCCCGATGTTAATAGGAAACAAAGCGATTCTAGGATAAGATTTTTACAAGAGAACCCGAAAGAAAATCAACGGTTAAAAGAATTATTGTCCTCTATACCCAATCCAATGCATGATCCTAAAATATTAGAAAAAGTATCAGGGGACAAACATTATAGTAGAAACCCTGCAAATAAAAAGAATTGCAAGTGGTGCGGGAGACGAATCGCCCCGTCATCATTTAGTCAATTTCACGGTGATAAGTGTAAATTAAACCCTAATAAGTTGAATTAAACAGAGAAAGATAATAAACTATAATTATGAATATACTTTTATTAGATAACACAAAATATAATTTAGAGAACCTTCCTGACGAAGTGGACGATCTTAGATTTGCTATTTTGGATAATAGTAATCCATCAAACGTAGACTATCATTATATCCCATTAATCTTTTTAGAAACATTTAATAGTCCAGCATTAGTTTTGCGTATAGGCAATAATACTATTAAGATGCCTGTAGATTGGCAAGTACTAATCGGTGAAAAAGAACATGGTGATTTAGAAACATTACCTCTGAGTAGCCTGAACGATAGAGGATTTAGTGTATTTGAGTTCAACCCATTGAGTAGCTTTAGACCTGATTTCTTGCCTATTGAAATTGTAGACATTTATCAAGACGTTACTTGGTATGCACCTCGCCTACGTAATGGTCAGTTTTTATGTGTGCCCTTAGAAGACGGCGATAAACCTAAATGTGCTTACTTTGTTAAAGAAATTAGTAGAAACTGTGAGATTGTAGATTATCATCAGGCATTTTAAATGGCAACTAAAAAACCTCAACTAGCACAAGATGAGAAGTTTGAAAAACAAGACTTCGATTTGTTTGATGCCCTCGTAGCATTAGACAAAAAAGACTATGGATATTACGATAGACTAACTGAGGAACAACAAAAGAAGTTTGTTTCTTTCATGCTGCTTCAGTGGATGAGTACTGTAAAAAGTAATCCTGGCGTACAGGGATATTACTTGATGAGTACGAACCATCATGCTAACATTCATATGTTCAATGAGAATGTACAAAAGCATCCCAAACTTCAATGGTTGATGTTATGTGCTGCTAGTCCAGGTTTAGGCAAACAGTTTCATCAATGGATACCTAACATTACCCCGAGTGTTAGTAAGTTAAAGACAGTTCCCAAAGCTAAAGAACTAAAAGAATACTTTAAGAAGGTATATCCTAAAGCTGGTGACAGTGATCTACAAGAAATTGCGGATGAGTTTGTTACTCAACAAAAGCGTAAGATGTTTCTAGCCAACAAGTTCCCCAATCTTAAGTATGATGAAATCGAAGTTCTTAACACAATCGTTACCGATGACGACATTAGAAAATACCAAGAAGAAAGCGGCGACTGAAATTATTTGTTGATATCTCTATAAATTTTATTGAATTTATACTCAGACATTCCTGAAGCAGCTATGGCTTCTTTAATTGTCGGATATTCAATATTGTTAAAAGTAAATGGTTTCGCATTTGAATTTTCCCCGCCGGTTTTCCTGCCTTTTCTAGAGAGTGATTGTTTGATCTTAGTTTGCTCAGATACTTTTCTCCCTGTCCAAAGTTGTGACTTGGCTTTAATCAATTCGTTAGCTTTGTCTTCGCCCATAATTTCCGTATATGTTTTCCCCTTGAGTGAAGTAGGTACTCCTACCCTAGTAGGTCTAGGCTTATTGCTTAATGCTACTGATATTTTTTCTCGATGTTCGTCCCCCATTGGCCCTTTTTTTCTACCGATTAAGGACAAACTTCGCTTTAAGTTTGATTCTTTTGTTTGAGTGCAGCCTGTGTATTTTTTACTTAACACCTTAGATGCTACCTTTTTATATTTTTCATAAACTCTGCTGGTTATTTTTGTGCAATGTCTCTTTTGATGTTTATTTTTTCTTTCCATATTACATAATGCGAAAACCATTTTTTCGTAATAAACACCATCAGTCATCTTAGTCAACAACCAATGGCATATAAAATGTTCTCTTCCAGTTAATATAGCCAAATTATTTTTATTATCGGTCCCTCCTAGTGATTTTGGTATAATATGGTGTTCTTCATAGTAGATATTATTGTCCAATTTTCGTGAGAATGACCGCTCGATTATGCTATAATACCAAGTAGTATATTTGTTATCATGAAACATCTTTCAGATCCTATCAAGTGTGATTTTTGTAGCCGTGAGTTTAAAAAACCCTCTACTTTATTTAGTCATGTCTGCGAACCTAAAAGACGTTATCTAGAAAAAGATCGTCCTGGTAATAGAATCGGGTTTCAATCTTGGTTGCAGTTTTACGCAAAGAACTCACCCAATAAAAAGAAACGTGATTACTTTGAATTTATCAAAAGCCCTTACTATGCAGCGTTCGTAAAGTTCGGTAACTATTGTGTAGAAGTCAAAGCACTGAATGTTAGCCGTATGGTTGACTGGTTACTGAAAAATCAAATCAGACTCGACCAATGGAATACTGATTCAGTGTACACTAGATTTCTAGTAGAATACCTTAGAGAAGAAGATCCTCTGGACGCCGTCGCACGTAGCATAGAAACCACCATTGACCTAGCTGAAGAAGAAGGCGTAATGGCTAAAGATGTATTGCGCTATGGTAACAAATACAGAATATGCCATAGTATTGTGACAGGCAAGATTAGTCCATGGATGCTGTTTCAAAGCCAGAGTGGCATAGAGTTTATGGAAAAGCTAGATAGTACGCAAGTCAAGATGGTTATTGATTATATTGACCCTGAAAAGTGGGCATTGAAATTTCATAGACAAAAAGAATCTGTCAGTGAAGTTAAAGAGTTGTTGCGTGTCGGTGGTTATTGATGACTGAAAAGTGTCTATCGTTCACTCTTCCCAGTGGTGCAGGTGGCATGGCAGCGGGCATGACGAGAGGCGGCATCATGAAACAAATACGAGAGATAATAAACGGTGGCCTAATCGGTAAGAACATTAGAACTGACACTAAGGGATACGANTTCAACGTTTGGTTAGAAAATGAAATTGACTACACAACCTTCTTCTTGGTCTGGGAACCTAAAAACTCGTGGCAGAAGCCTACTGTTAAAGATAAAGATTANCCGCNGATTCCTCGCACTACTGAGAACTTGGACAGCAAAACAAAAACTAAGAAATAGTGGTTGTGTGGATTGGGAACATTATAGGAGACAATATGATGCTGATCATAACTATCGAGCAACAAGAGTAAAAGATTATTTTCACGGTTATCCTTATGTCTATGTGTTTGAAAATCACAATCATGATATCTACTATT